AAGTAGCAATATCAGAACAAAAAACAGCTGAAGCACAAGTTGGACCTGAAGATATTGACGTTGTCCAAGAAGAAGATGGTAGTGCTACAATTAATTTTGATCCATCAGCCGTTAATCAACCGGGCGGAGAAGGTCACGGAGACAACTTAGCAGAATTATTACCTGAAGATGTTTTAGGTAAACTAGGATCAGAACTTTCAGAAAATTATCAAACTTATAAAGCAGCAAGAAAAGATTGGGAAGATAGTTATACTAAAGGTTTAGATCTTTTAGGTTTTAAATATGAAAACCCAACACAACCGTTTCAAGGAGCAAGTGGTGCAACACACCCAGTATTAGCTGAAGCTGTTACACAATTTCAAGCACAGGCTTACAAAGAATTACTACCGGCTACTGGACCCGTACATACTAGAGTTATTGGTTTAGCTAATAGACAAAAAGAAGACCAGTCAGTCAGAGTCAAAGAATTCATGAACTATCAGCTCATGGATGTAATGAAAGAGTATGAACCCGAGTTCGATCAAATGCTCTTTTATCTGCCTCTCAGCGGCTCTGCATTTAAAAAAGTTTATTACGATGAACTATTAGGTAGAGCCGTTTCAAAGTTTGTTCCTGCCGATGATTTATTAGTACCTTACACTGCAACTTCACTAGCTGATGCAGAGTCTGTAATTCATGTTATTAAAATGTCAGAGAATGATTTAAGAAAAAAACAAGTAGCAGGATTCTATGTTGATATAGAATTAACACCTGGCTACAATGAAGAAACAGAAGTAGAGAAAAAAGAGAGAGAATTAGAAGGAGTTAAAAGAACTAGAGACGAAGATGTATTTACAGTTTTAGAGATACACACAGACTTAGATCTAGAAGGCTTCGAAGATAAAGATTCTACTGGAGAAGACACAGGAATTAAACTTCCATACATTGTAACAATAGAACTTGGAAGTAGAGAAGTATTATCAATTAGAAGAAACTACAAAGCAGAAGATCCAAGTAAACAAAAACAAGAATATTTTGTACACTTTAAATTTTTACCTGGAATGGGTTTTTATGGTTTCGGTTTAATTCATATGATTGGTGGTTTGTCAAGAACGGCGACTACTGCACTAAGACAATTATTGGATGCAGGTACTTTAAGTAACTTGCCTTCAGGATTCAAACAACGTGGAATACGTGTTAGAGACGAGGCTCAATCTATACAGCCCGGCGAATTCAGAGATGTCGATGCACCTGGTGGAAACATCAAAGATGCATTTATGCCTTTACCATTTAAAGAACCTTCAGCGACTTTATTACAGTTGATGGGTACAGTGGTTGCGGCAGGGCAAAGATTTGCCTCCATCGCTGACATGCAGGTCGGGGATGGCAATCAACAGGCAGCTGTTGGAACGACCATAGCTCTATTAGAACGAGGTTCAAGAGTCATGTCAGCAATACATAAACGATTGTATGTAGCGATGAAAAGTGAATTTAATTTATTAGCAGGAGTTTTTAAAACTTATTTACCCCCTGAATATCCATATGATGTTGTAGGTGGACAAAAAAATATTAAGGTTGCAGATTTTGATGACAAAGTAGATATTATCCCTGTTGCAGACCCTAATATATTTTCTCAATCACAAAGAATATCACTTGCACAAACTGAATTACAATTAGCACAGTCTAATCCTCAGATGCATAATTTATATGAAGCTTACAGACATATGTATGAAGCGATTGGTGTAAAAAACATTGATGCAATCTTGCCACCACCAGTTGAACCGTCTCCAGTAGACCCTGCAACTGAAAATATTTTAGCAATGTCTAATAAACCTTTCCAAGCTTTCAAAGGACAGGACCATCAAGCACATATTACAACGCATTTAAACTTTATGGCGAGTAATGTTGCAAGAAATTCACCAGTTGTTATGGCAACTTTAGAAAAAAACATCTTTGAACACATTTCACTAATGGCACAAGAGCAATTAGAGGTAGAATTTAGAGATGAGATACAACAATTGATGCAAATGCAACAAATGGCACAGCAAAATCCTCAAATGCAGCAAGATCCGCAGTTCCAACAACAGATTATGCAAATGTCTATGGCATTAGAGTCTAGAAAAGCAAAATTAATTGCAGAATCTACTGAAGAATTCAGAGATGAGGAAGCAAAAATTACCGGAGAGTACGGTGGAGACCCAATTGCTAAATTAAAAGCTAGAGAACTTGATTTAAAAGCTATGGATAATAATATTAGACAAGAACAGGATCAAGAAAAGATTAATATGGAAAAATCTAAGAATCTTATGGGTCAACAGCAGTTTGATGAGAAATTAGAACAAAATGAAGACTTAGCAGAGCTTAGAGCAAACACTTCTTTAGTTAAAGCTCAAATGAGTATTGACTCTAAAAGAGAAAATGACATGATGAAACAAATGGACGTTAGGATCTTGAAAGGTCCGCGAAGATAGTATACAATAATCACTTAGGAGAAAAATATGAAACCAAAAGACTTTTTTACAAAAAACAATCCAAATTATGTTGGTCCTGTTGTATCAGATACACCTAGAGCAGATGGTTCTAATACACATAAAACTAACTCAGATGGATTTTCAGAAGCTGTAGAAGTTAAAGTTCCTTTAGGACAACCGACTATCAATAAAGTTGGTGGCCAAAAAAGAATGTTAGCATCTAAAAAATCTTCAGTTAAGTGGTACTAACTCATGTGGATTTCGGCACTAAAATTAGCCGTTTCTGCAGGCAGTAAAATATACGCTAACAAACAGAGAACGAAGATGGCTATGTCTGATGCACAGTTAATGCATGCATCTAAAATGGCACGAGGTGAGGAAGCTTACCAGGGAAAATTATTAGAATCGAGAAATTCGGATTGGAAGGACGAATTTATTTTGCTTTTGCTCTCGGTGCCCATTGTAATGCTGGGATGGTCAGTATGGTCAGATAATCCTGTACATATGGAGAAAATGGAGTTATTCTTCGTACACTTTGGAAATTTACCATTATGGTATCAAACAATTTTTGTAGGTGTCATTGCTTCTGTCTATGGACTTAAGGCCACACATCTGATAAAGAATAAGTAACTTGGAGAAAAATTATTATGAGCGCAAAATCTAGAAAACGAAACAGAAGACTTGCAGCACTAGCGGGAGTTATTACAGCAGGTGCATTGGCTGCAAGAAAAAATAAAGCAGACTTAGCATCAACTGAAGATGGTAAAAGTGGTTCTACTTCAAAACCATCTATTGCAGATGTGAGTGGTCCTAAAAAAGATACAGCTGTAAAAACTAAAACAACTATTCAAGATAATAAACCTAAAGATACAGCTAAAAAACCTATTCCTGGAATTAGAGTTACTAAAAATAGTATCACAGCTAGTAAGTATGATAAAAATACTCCCAACAAAACTTTTAGTGGTCCGGATAAAAAATATGATTATGTTAATAGAGCCTCAGAAACAAATACTGCAGGCATAGCTAAACCTAAAAAAAGTTTAATGGCAACTGTATTTCCAAAATCTGGTGCGGCCGATGATTTTAAGGCATCTACACAAGATTATAATAGAGGAAACTATAAATCTGGTGGAAGAGTTAAAGGTTGTGGAAAAGCATTAAGAGGATTTGGTAAAGCAATGAAGGGGAACAGATAATGTCAAATAGAAACTATAATACACAAACAAACCCAAACAGACAAAAACTAATGAATGGCGGAAGAGCTAAAAAAAATATGGGTGGATCTATGAATCCAGCTATGTCTGACATGGGTATGCAAGGTGGGGCTATGTATAAAAAAGGTGGACCCGTTAAAAAGAAAAAAAATAAATTTCCAGATCATTCAGGTGATGGAAAAATTACTAAGAAAGATATCTTAATGGCTAAAGGTGTTATACCTAAAAAGAAAAATGCTTAAAAAACTTATTAATAAAATCTTTGGAAAAAGATGTGAGTGCAAATCTAAAATAGTTTGTACACATGAAAATGCTGCAGTTAGAAAAGAAGTTAAATACTGTAGTTTATGTAAAACAATCTTAAACGAAGGATAAACAATGGCAAAACGTGGACTGTACGCAAACATACACGCTAAG